TACAGAGGAGAGACAGCATGACGAAAGAAGAACTGGTGTCTCGCTACCGTATTTCCCCCCAATTCGCTTTCAACTTTGATGAAATGGTGATAGACAATTTCGCCGGCGGTGGCGGGGCGTCCACCGGCATTGAGGCAGGCCTGGGCCGCCCGGTAGACGTGGCCATCAATCACGACCCCGGCGCCGTGGCGATGCACCTGGTGAATCACCCCCTGACACGGCATCTGTGCGAGTCTGTCTGGGACGTGGATCCGACGGAAGTAACCGGAGGCCGTCCTGTGGGGCTCGCATGGTTTTCTCCGGACTGCACTCACTTTTCAAAAGCGAAAGGGGGTAAGCCGGTCCAGAAAAAGATACGTGGTCTCGCGTGGATCGTGCTGAAGTGGATCGGCAAGGTGAAGCCGAGGGTCATCTGCCTAGAGAACGTGGAGGAGTTTACTTCTTGGGGACCGCTGGTCAAGGATGCGAACGGAGATCATTACCCGTGCCCGAAACGAAAGGGAAGAACGTTTCAGGTGTTTGTGAAGGCCATAGAGCGCCATGGGTATGCTGTCGAATACCAGGAGTTGCGGGCATGCGATTATGGAGCCCCCACATCCCGGAAACGATTCTTTCTGGTGGCCCGTAGCGACGGGCAGCCCATCGTGTGGCCGGAACCGACGCACGGGGATCCGAAGAGCGATGCGGTGAAATCCGGTCGCCTCAAACCCTGGCGCACTGCCGCAGAGTGCATTGACTGGTCCATCCCGTGTCCCTCGATTTTCCTCACGAAGGAAGAGGGAAGGCTTCTCAAGGTGAAGAGGCCCCTGGCGGATGCCACGTTGCGGAGGATTGCCCGGGGGGTGATGAAGTACGTGGTGGAGAGCCCGGAGCCCTTCATCGTGCCGCTTACGCATCATGGGAAGCGCAGGGCTCACGGTATCAAGGAACTGTTGCCCACTATTACCTGTGCGCATAGGCTGATCCAGACAGGCTACGGTGAACGCCCTGGCCAGGCTCCCCGAGTGCCGGGTATAGACAAACCCCTGGGGACCGTGGTGGCAGGCGGAGGTAAACATGCCTTGGTTTCCGCGTTCCTGGCAAAACACTACACCGGAGCTGTTGGCTCCTGCGCAGAGGAGCCAATGGGAACGATAACCAGCATCGACCATCATTCCTTGGTGGCAGCCAACCTTATCCGGCATTTCGGGGAGAGCGTGGGGCAAGCGGTCGATGCCCCAGCGCCTACCGTTATGGCGGACGGAGCTGGGAAGACCGGGATAGTAGCAGCGAGCTTGGTCCGGAATTTCGGTAAATCAGATGGTGCAAACGCTGCCGAACCTCAACAGACCATTACGTCGAAAAGCAAGGATTCTTTAATAACCTCGCATCTGGTGAAACTGCGGGGTACCTGCCGGCATGGGCAGGCAGCGACCGACCCAATGCCGACGATTACCGCCGGTGGGCTTCATGTAGGGGAAGTCAGGGCGTTTCTCCTTAAATACTACGGGACTGACCAGGCCCCCCAGTTGAGGGAGCCGCTGCACACCATCACCACCAAGGACCGGTTCGGTCTGGTCACGGTCCAGGGCGAGGAATACCGAATAGCCGATATCGGGATGCGGATGCTGACGCCGAGGGAACTGTTCAATGCCCAGGGTTTCCCACAGGATTACATCATTGACCGGGACGCCGAAGGGAACCGCATTACCGCCACGGAACAGGTCAAACGGTGCGGGAATTCCGTGCCCCCGGCATTCGCCGAGGCACTGGTGCGAGCGAACTACCGGCCAGCGGCAATGGCGGCGCCAGGCGAGACAGGGTTTTCTCGTGCCCAAAGTGTTTGATACACCAACCGAACATGTGCTACACCTATACACATGAAACGGCGCACGATGAAGCGTACCAACTTCTATTTCCCTGAGCAGGTCTTGCTGCGGCTCAAGAAGGCGAGGCAGCAGACGGGGTATTCAGTCAGCGAGTTGATGCGCCGGGCAGTGGAAAATCTGTTGCAGGAGCTGGGGGTATGAAGGGCAAAGAACGAACGGCATTGTATCGGTACTACGATTCTGAAGATCATCTGTTGTACGTCGGTGTCTCACTGCACGCCATACAACGCATGGCGCAACATCGTCAAGAAAAACCCTGGTACGAAGAAGTCACCAGGGTAGATATCGAATATTACCCTTCACGTGCCGAGGCAGAACGTGCGGAGCGTTTTGCAATTCAACAGGAGCGGCCGCAGCACAACATCCAACATGCAATCGTGGACGGAGAACCGGTTGAGCACTTCACCTACGATGACCTTGTGAAAAAGCTCTTTTATTGGGAACAATCACAAAAGTTCTATGCGGCTTATGACTACAAGAAGAGGCAAGAGGAAATGACTTGCGAGTTGCACAGCACTTTTTTTGAGGTATTGGCAACGAGTTTCCCTGAAATGAAGAAGTATGCCGGACAGCGGAAGCCTCACGCACCATCGCGCGTGTTCGTAAACGCGTTAAGTGCTCAATATCAGGAGTATTTCAGAGATGATTACGGACCGCTGATTTACGCAGGTTCGGGATCTTTTTTACGGTAGCGTAAATTGCCACCTCCTAAGCGTAAAAGGATCATCAAACTATCGGATGCGGAGTTCGTCCAGCGGCTGTTGGCGCTTGGTGAAAATCGAGCAGCATTGGCGAAGGAAATAGGATTGTCGCGTAGTGCGATTTCCATTCGAGCCAAGCAGCTGGCTGACGCGATCACCGAGGCCAAGGCGGCTGGAAATGCTACTGCAGTTGCAGCCATTGTTGAGCGGGCGGTACCCAGCGCATCCCATGAGAGCAATCAGCAGGTAATCAACGCACAGGCGTTCCATGCCGGTATCACCGAGGCAGGCAGACAATACCATATCTTCGATCACCTCGAAGATCTCTATATGGACATCAAGGGCATACTTGAAGATGTCAAGGGAGAGATTGCAGATAATCGAGCGAAGAAAAAACCCATCAAGCCATACCATATAGACCTCATGGTGAAGCTGGTGAACCAATCTCGCGTATTGGTCACCGATGCCCATAAGATCAAGGCGCAACTGACCGACGCGAAGCACGCCGAGGAATTCATCAAGGCGGCGGTCACGGTCTTGTTGAGATTCAAGCCAGACATCAAAAAGGACTTGTATGCAGAACTCGCGCGTATTGGCGTGGAGGGACAGATTGCTCTCTACATGGAGGGCAGCGGATCCCGTCATCCAGGCGATGCTGATAGCGGACACGAAACCTGAAATCGCCCGCAACTGCCCCGGTAACTTCTACGAATTCGTCGAGAGCCTGCGCCGGCAGGGATTCACGATTGATAACCACCCCTTCCGCTGGGATGGCTTCGAGTACCTGATCGAACCCTACAAATCGATCCACTACACCGGGCAGAAAAACGTCCAGGGCATTAAGCAGACGATTATCGCCGGCGCACAGGTAGCGAAAACCACCACACTGTTTCTGGTCCTCGTCCACCAGGCGCTCTATTTCTGGGGCCGCTACTTCGGCATCTTCTATCCCGTCCGGGAAATGGCCGACAACTACTCGTCGGAACGCTTCAAGCCGATGGTGCTCGGCATCCCCGGCATGAGGCAGCTGTGGGGGGCCGACCCTACCAATGAGGATGAAAAGAAGTTCACCGACAAGAAGAGCATCCGGACCATCGGCGCATCAAAGATAATCTTCTCCTACCTCGAAGGCAAGATCTCCACCGAAGGCTGGCCGCTCCTCATGGTCTGCTTCGACGAGGCCCGGCGTATGCTGGACTCGCTCATCGAGCTTGCCAGCGAGCGCCTTTCACACTCCGACTATCCCGGCGAATTCCTTTTCTCCACGGCTGGCTTCCCCGACGTGAATATCGACCGCTCCTACAAGCAGTCGAACCAAAACAAGTTCCATACGAAATGCGGCTGCGCCGATGGCGTTCTATTGGCAGATACGTTCCCTGACTGTATCGGCAAGAAGTCGCCCGGCATGACGCCCGCTTTCAAGGATCTGCCCGACTATTTTTATATCTGCCCCGTCTGCAAGGAGGTCATCCTGAACCCGCGGATCGGTCGCTGGATACCGCATCGACCATCCGAAAAGCTGCACATAGGTTGGCACATACCGCAGACACTTTCTTGCGCCCCGAAGGCAACCCCCGGTGCCATCCTCAAGGCATTCCAGGAAGCCAAGAATATTCAAGAATTCTACAACTCCAAGCTGGGGGTCGCCTACCTTGCCAAGGAGGCCCGCATCGTTGACGAAACCATTCTGCGGGCGACCATCAACGCGGATCTCAAGTGGCTGAAAAACGGTGTCAACTTCTCCATGGGCATCGACCAGATGGGGGGCTTCAACGTCATCGTGATCCGCTACTGGGGGCCGAAGACCGACCTCGGGGTGGCAAAGTCGCGGCTTGCCCACCTTGAGATCGTCTACAGCGACGACCCGTGGCAGCGGTGCGGCGAGATGATGCACCAGTTCGATATCAGTGTTTGCGTTGCTGATGCCCTCCCCAACAGCAACGAGGCGGTGCGGTTCGCCAAGGACTTCCCGGGCCGCGTCTTTCTCTGCGAGTACAACTACACCCCGGAAAGCGGGACCGACGACATCTGCGAATGGGGAGACAAGCCGAAGGAGTCCGTCAAGGAGCGCAAGGCCGCCGATGACACGAAGAACAAATTCACGGTAAGGGCCAACCGCTATCTGGCTATCGAATGGAACCTGAAGAAGTATGTTGAACGCCTCAAGGAGCAGCCCCATGAAAAGGGCCTGGTCATGGAGGTCCAGGAGGGCCGGGGGTACGCGCATCAGCGGCGGCTGGAATTCATCTGCCAGAATTTGTTCTGGTCGCATCTCCAGAAGGTCGCCCGCATCAAGGAAGAGGACGAAGAGACCGGCCAGATCAAGATGAACTTCGTCAACCTGGGGGACGATCCCCACTTTCTGCATGCCGACCTGTACGCCGAGCTGGCGCTGTCCCGCGTTTCGCAGGAGGGAACGAGCCGGGCCTTCGGCTCCTTTGCAGCCGCGCAGGCCGCCAAACCGGGAGAACACGCCTTCGTGCAACTCGTTGGCACGAACCATTGGGAATGTACCCGCTGTGAACTCAAGGTGCGGGTGCTGGACGGCATGACGCCGGAAGAGGTCGCGGCGAAACTGGGCCGGAGCGAGTGCCGGCCGATTTGAGAACCACAAAGGAGGAAGGGTTGATGATACGAATTCAGAAGAGTCCGACTGCGGACACAAGAACATGTGACTGGTCGAAAGTGACAAAAGAACAGCTTC